TTTCAATTTTTGTAAAAATGTTAACATTTTTACAAAAATTGAAAGAGGGGGCTAATTCAGTTTTTCTATGTGAATTCCTATGTGATTTTCGTGCGCGAACTGAGCGCGAATAATTTTACATCAGATGGTATCGGGAAAATTTTTTCCTAATTCGTTAGCTTTTCGGATTCGTTAGTAGTTCGGATTGATAATCTCTTCTGATTTGTCTTCTCTTCTGATTTGTCTGCTCTTCTGATTGGTCAGTAGTTCGGATTGGTTGGTAGTTCGGATTGGTTGGTAGTTCGGATTGGTTGGTAGTTCGGATTGGTCGGTAGTTCGGATTGGTCGGTAGTTCGGATTGGTTGGTAGTTCGGATTGGTCGGTAGTTTTGATTTGCGCTTGAAAAAAATTTTGTCTATACATTAAAGTTAACTTCTCTTTAAGCCTCGACCAGGGGGTAAAATTTTTTTTGATACTTAAAGAAAGTAATCTGATGGATTCCTATGTGAATCATCATTCTACTCTTCTTAAAAATGATCATCAATGTGATTGCATCGAAAATATTATTTTTTATTTTTTTGTTCAAAATTGTAATTAAAATAATTAAAAAAAAGTCTAGAAAAAATCATTTAAAAATTAATTTCTATACTATGTTATATAAAATGCCTCGTACTGTAAAAAACTCTCAAACCTCTCAAACCTCTCAAACCTCTCAAGCCTCTAAACTCTCAAAGCCTCACAAAGTTCAAATCACAAAAGCCACCGAAGAACAAATTAAAAAATCTCATCAAATTACTATCGACTCAGACACCGAAGACGACATTGGAAACGTAAGCGACGAAGACCACTTTATAGAACCAAGCGACGACTGGACCAGCGCCGAATTTGAAATTAACTATCGCAAAATCTTATTTTTTCATAATGCATTAAAGGAAGAACACCAAGGAGCGAAAGAAGAAATCAACGGTTTAAAATTCAGATTAGGACAAGCAACCGCCGACGCCTTAAAATTAAATAAAACGGTTTCCGATTTAACAAACCATAACGAAGACGCAGAAAACAGAATAAGCCACTTAGAAAGAACCATTAAGAACCTTAAAAGAAGATATCAACAAGAACAAGACGATAATCAAGATTTGATTAAAGAACGCGACGACCTTCAATTTAGTTATGATGTTTTAAAATTAACTAATGAAAACCTGGAAACAGAAGTAAAAGACCTTAAAGTATATGCAGATGACAACGAAAAGAACTTTTTTAATATTGATAAAGAATTAGAAGAACAGAAAAGAGAGACAAAAATTCGTAAAATGTTTTTTGATGGTATCGCATCCGAGAAAGAAGAAATACTAAAAGAAATTTCAAAAGCTTTAAAACTTAATTATAGCGGTATTTCATTGAATAAGGGTCATTCTGACTATATAGACGAATTCAAAGACGCAATTAATAAATTAAATAATAAAATAGATGAATTAAATTACGAATTAGACATCCAACTTCAAAAATCATTTTACGGAGTAAGCGAAAAATCAGAACACAAAGAGAAAATTAAAAGATTAGAAAATTTAATCAAAGAAAAAGATGATTCAATTATAGGCCTACAACTAGAAAAAGAAATCATATGTAAACAGAATGAAGACCTAAGCGAAAAAATACAAAATTTAAGGGATAATCATAATAGACAATCGGCGAGAAGTGTAAATAATCTTAAAGACCACGAAGAAGAAATTAAAAATTTAAAAGAAAAAAATCTTAAATTACAATCTGGAGTCGTTGACTTTGGGACCCAAATATTAAGCCTTAAAAATCAAATATCAGAATTAACAGAAAATAAAACGAAAACAGAGAAGGAACTAGAAGAATTAAAGCAAAGGATAAAGGACGGTTACGAGTATGACATTCACGACATAAGACAAGAACACGCACACGAAAAAAGAGCGTATAAAGATGAAATTGAAAATTTAAAAGAAAAAAATATTAAATTACAATCTGGAGTCGTTGACTTTGGGACCCAAATATTAACCCTTAAAAATCAGATAGTAGACTCTGAACGGATAAAAGAAGATATTAAAAAATTAATTAATATGCTTGAAGAATACGAAGGACTCGGAGCGATTCAGTCCTCGATGGTTTGGACTTTACAATGTAAACTTAATACATTTATTAACCCAAATTATAAACCAGTTAGGGATTACCATATACACACTATAAACCTAGGAAACGGTAAATTTTATTAAGTTATTTCTAATAATATATTATTATATTATTAAAAAATATCAATTATAAAAAATATTATTTTGTTCTATCTAATACCATCATAAAATATAAAAATAAAAAAATATGTAAAAAATTTACATCTGATAGATGATCATTTTATGGGCTATATATTCAATTTTCAATTATCAATTTTTGAACCTATTTTTTAAAGATATATACTTTAAAAAATGTGTTTCGTTTTCCGTCTTATAGAATTTAATTATTGATTGGCTGGCTCTTCCATATTATCCATAATTCCCCTTTTTTTATATTTTTTAATTTCGGCGTCTGGGTTGGTTTCTGTCTTTTTTTTATAATATCTTTCTCTCGCCTTTCTTAGGGTCTCCTGGTATCTGATATTATTTTCCGCCTTCTGTTCATTATAATACATTTTAGAGTATCTCGCATCATATGCTTTAAAACGCGCCTCTTTTTCCTCTTTGGTCAAATTCAAAGTCATTATATACTATACTATATAAAAAAATTCTTTAGATATTTTTTATATATTTTTTATAGATTTAAGTTTGCGCCCTCGTCGTTGTCCTCCTCATCTGTTATTAATTCCGCCTCCTCATCTAAAATGTAGTCGCTCATCAGTTCGCGCCTTTTAGATAATAATATTTGAATAAGTTCTTTTTTGGGTGGAAATTTATAAACATTCTGTATCATAGTTTTTTTATGGAATTCTTTGAACTCTTTTTTAAAATCTTTTTGAAATTTATCTTTTGAAAAAGTCCATTGTAAAGCGTTCTCTTTTGCATATTGTTGCGCCCTCTTAAATAAAATTGCTGTTGTGCATTCTCTGTCTTCATAAGAATCTACATTATCATAAATCATTTTGATGTAGGCAGGTAAAGAATTTGAGATTAGAGACTCTTTATATTTATTCATCATTTTAGGTAATTGGTCGGGTAGTTCGCGGTTCTTTAGAAATGTATCAAAACTTTTGATTGTTTCATCATCATCTAATAGTTTATATAGTTTGATACTGTCTTCTTCTGTCATAATCTTATTTGATAGATTAAACATATAAAAACGGCGATCCGTAGCTTCTATGAAAAAGGCATCTCTATTATTTGTAGTAAATATGTAATTAGAATAATCTTGCATATAATAGGCATTGGTGCCTTTACCTTCTACTTTCATAAGGTTTCTTGTAATCATATTTTTTAAGTCTTCTCTTACTTCTCGGGCTTTTGCTTGGACTTCGTCAGCATAAATGAAAAGCTTAGATGCTAAATGAGTGTTGAATTTAGCTGTAATCTCTTCAATCCGTTCAAGTTTTCCAGCGTATCCTGAGAATATTTTTTCTAATAAAATGATTATAGTATTTTTTCCCACGCCTTGAACTTCGCTGTAAAGAACAATAGATTTATTTGTTTTCTTGTTTGGTCGTTGTCTTATCCAAGCGCACCAGTCAAGAAAACATTTAATACTCTCTTCTTCATTATTTAATAAATCACTAATAAGATTTAGAAAAGGTTTTATTTTTTTCATATTGATAGGATTCTCATTGTCGTGTTTGAATCCTAAGAATGTATTAAATATATTCTCATCAGTTGATAGAGGACAGAAATCTACTTTTTTGTAGGTTCTTCTGTTTTCATCTTCTAGCCATAAATCAACAAAACTTTTCTTTTCTATTTTCTTAGGTGCTAATAATTCACCTAACTCTTTCAACGAATAATTTATAATTTCATCATCATCTACCCATCTGTAACTGATGGGGTTAGTTGTCATAAATAGATGTTCTTCTATTTCATCCTTTAATAAAAGATATTCGTCTTTAATCTCTTTTTCTTTTTCTTCTTTTGCTTTTTCCTTCTCTTTCAATTTTTCTTCCTTAACTTCTGACTTACAATGTTTAGCCCTCCACTTCAAATATTTTTCGGGGTTATCTTGTTTTGCCATATTGCATAAGGTGCCGATACCTTGATTCTTTGGTAGTCCGTTCCATCTGAATACAATGTCCTTAGTGCCTTTGTAGTGTTGTCTCTTCTTGCAAAACGCATCAAATAATACAACAAAACTTTTGTCAATAGCTTTTAAAGCACTACCAATTGTTAACCATTCACCGTGTGAGTTGCCTCTTTCAATACTCAAAAGTTTTAATAAATCAGTTATTTTATCCTCGCTATGCTCTTCTTTGTCGGCTTCTTCAGTTTCTGATACCTCAATTTCTGTCTCATTTTGGTCGGCTTCTTCATTCATATAGAAGTAGTTTAAAGATTCCTGTGTAATAGTCGGGATTTTATGGTGTTCAATAACCGAATTTTTATGTTCTGCAATTTGAATAATAATATCCAATAAGCCGAACTTTTCAAGCATTTTAGGATGGTCTTTTGATACCTTCTTCTTAATTGTAATGTCTGTTGTGGGTAGCTTGAACCAATAATGATTTTTGTATTTGATATTACTATTTATGTGTGAGTATGATGGAGTAGATACAATATTATATTTATTGTCAATACAATGTTGTTTAACTATATTATTGGCTTTCTCATCATCCACATCCAAAACGATATACTGCATAGTTGTGCCTATTAAGTTTATCATCGACCCCTTCCAATCTTTATATTCCTCATTTTCATATAACTTTAAACTATCAAAGAAATGCATCTGTTTCCAACCAGGAGCACAGCGATAGTCTTTGTTAGTGTAAGGTGTAGGTGATGAGATTAGAGCGGAGTATTTGATGAAGTCTATTATTTTAGACATTTATATATAGTTATATTAGATAAAAATATTTTTAAAACGATTTTTTCTAAAGATTTTTTAAAAATGCCTGATTTTTAGCTCCATCAAGCTCCATCAATGGAAGGTCGAGGTAAATTACCCTCCAGAACTAAAAACCATCATATTTTTTATGGAGGGTCGAAAGTCAAATCAATTTATATATTTTTATTTTTTTTTTTCTGAAAAAAATAATTGTTTTTTATATATGATTTACAAAATACCTTCCATACCTTCCATACCCTCCATTGTTGTATATTTATATGGATATATTACAGTAGTTTTTATAAAAATCGTCTTTTTTAGATGGTTCACAACAATGGATGGAAGGTATGGAGGGTAAATTCCCTTGGAAAAAGTAATGATGTATTAAAATAATCTAAAGTATATTATATAATGGACCAACAGGAAATAGAACAGATTGAAGAGAAGCCTATGGGTGACAACGATATCAGAACCTACTTTCCCAACGCTAAAATTATTTTGTATAATAAACTTAATGATATGGAGCATATTGACGAGTTATTACCTAACAATAAATCCTATGCATTTGTATTAATAGAAGATAGTCCTAATCGAGGACATTGGGTTTGCTTAGACAAATTGAATAATAAAATAAACTTTTTTGATTCTTATGGTGGTGCACCAGATACTCAACTAAAATGGACACCTATGGAAGAGAGGGAGAAATTAGGGCAAGAGGATAAGACCTTGACCAAATTGCTCAAAAATTCAGGATATAAAGTAAATTATAATCCTGTAAAATATCAAGAGAAAGGCAGCGACATTCAGACTTGTGGCCGTCATTGCTGTATGAGAATCAAAAGGATGTTGGACGGGGATGACCTAGATGACTATTTAAAATTTATGAACAAGACAAAGAATACAATGGGTAAAGATTATGATGAAGTAGTAAGTTATTATATCCGCCGTTAGCCGCCTATGAACTTATTTTTTGAGGAAGTTTACGAAGAGCATCTAAAAATTCTTCTGTTTCTTTATCAGACCATCCAACCCACTTCCCCTTTCTCATAGGACAAGGCATTTTAATTCCTAACACCTTACTTGTGTATCCTGTATTAGGCAATTTGATGAACTTCTCTTGTTTAACCATAGCAGAACCGACATTCAAGATTTTATTGTATCTAAAATATACCATATATAAAGTTTATAAAATAATTTATAGACTTTATTAATGGACAAAGATTTTAGCTTTGATATGCTCTCCAGAAAACAACTACTAAAGCTATGTAGTTACTACTCACTTAAGATACAAGGTGCAATGCCTAATAATCATACATCTGATGGAGAACTACATGAACTCGTTAATAATAATCTCAAGGTATTAGAGGATGGAACAATAGAAAAAAAAGATGATGAAGCTCCTGTTGAAAAAGAAATTAAAGTTATTGGAGGTGCTAGAATAAGAATGATTATTATCTAAGTAAATATATATATGAAAATCTTCCTAGAAAGTAGAGAAGAAAAACTTTATGAAATTACAATAGATGAGTTTCTAAAAAAGACTAAAAAATTCGTAAACGGAGAATTAACTAAATCAGAAGCAGCACAAATTTTAAATGAAACATTTAAAGAAATATACAGAGCAGTAAAAGAAAATTCATCAGATAAAATATGGACTATGATAGTAGAATCAAAACCTACAGAAGGTAAAGGAAATTATAAAATTGATTATGCAGCTATTGATATAGTACAACAATTTATAATATATTATGCAACTGAACTAACAGAAGTTCTATGTCAAAATGCACTAAATCCACATTATGTAAAAACATCTGGAAATCCAGCATTAACAGATATAAACTTATATGGAATTAAAAAAGGCAATAATTCAATTATAATAAAATCATTTATATTCGGAACAGTCCCAAAAACAGAAGAATTATATGTATCAACAACATGTGGAACTGGAGGTACATCAGTACTATTTGATAGGTTAAAAGAATTAATAGTTGATAACGGATTTTACGAAGCACAAAATAATAAAATCAAATATATACATTTAGATAGTCTTGAGAAAGCACCAACTATAGGATTCTATTCAAAACTAGGGTTTTATAAAACAAATAAGAATACTAATAAAATACTGAAAGATATGATTAATAGTGTCTATAGGAAAAGTTTATTATATGAAGACTACATCAGAAAAACTGATTTAGATATTGGTGGAGCTATGTATTGGTCAGACGATGCTAAAGTTCTTAAAAAACTAAAATGCTCATATGAATATAGTCCTGAGTTATGGTATAAGAATATAAATAATATGAAGAAACAAAAGATACCTAAATCTGAAGTATTAAATCATTTCTATACAAAGTATCACGAACTGAAAGGAGCTGGGATTCCAGAAGAACTCGTATAGATGACAATGTAAAAAATCAAAATCTAAATAAACATTTTAAAATCACTCTAATATTAATGGATGTTGACACTATATTTACCGAAAAGCCTCTTTTTATAATCACTAAACAATACGATGCAGTAAAGATTGAAGATTTGACTGAAGTATTTGCTGTAGTATATAAAGTAGAATTACCTAACTATGAACAAGTACCCAATGAAGACGAGAACACTAAAAAAAGTGCAAGATACTTATTCTTCACTGATTTAGAAAAAGCATTTAAACAATATAAATACTATGGACCTAGAAGAGCTATATTGCAAAGAATATTTACTGATAAGGAAGAATTAATAGAAACTGCAGAAAAATCTAACTTTACAATCGTCCCAGATGACGAAGAAAATACTGTTCCCAATGAGGAAAAAGAGGCACTCACTGAGGTGAAAGAATTAATTGTGTAAAAATAAAAAAAAAATCTAGTAAAATATATATAATGTATTCTACTAAGTTGTCTCAACATATTAACAAACTTACTGAAACAGATGAATATGTAATTCCTTGTGCCACTGTAAAGTATTCAAATAAAATTTGCGGTCGTGGTGTGTTTTCAAATGTTGAATATAATAAGGATGATATTATTGAAATAGCACCTGCTGTAATACATCAAGCTAAGTTTAATCTAGGCTATCTTGGAGACTATACTTTTAGTCTCAATGATAAATTTGTATTAATTGGATGTGGATACACTGCTATGTATAATCATTCAGATAAGTCAAATGCATATTGGACGACCATTGATAATAACAAAATAAAGATAGTGGCTAAAAGAAAGATTTTACCTAATGAAGAGATATTTATTTCATATGGTGACAACTATTTTAAAGATAGAGAACACTTAAACAAATCATAATTATTTTCTAGATATTAATATATAAATAATGCCATACACAATAAAAAAAGTAAAAGATGGTTATAAAGTTTGTAAGAAAGGAAATGAATCAGAATGCTTTAGTAAACAAGGATTACCAAAAGAAAGAGCTGAGAAACAAGAGAAAGCAATTATTATATCAGAATTAAAAGGAGGTCTTAAACCATTAACTGCAAGAGTAGGAGGTAAAGTGTTATTGAAAAAGAAAATTGTTGATGAATATTTTCCATCACCTGGAACATATTCAACATATGTTGAGCCATTTGTAGGAGGTGGAAGTATTTATTTCTATAAGAATAAAGATAACCATAAAGAAGTTATCAATGACATTGACCCAGATATAATGGACATATTCAAAGGATTTAAGAATTACCCAGCTAAAAAAATAGCTGATGATGTAAATGGAGATTATGATAGTAAAGACTTTGAAGAAATTAAAGACTCATCACCTACAACTGCATATACTAAATTCTTAAAAACATTTCTTCTTTACAGATTAAGTTATTTTGGTCGAGGATTATCCTTTGGAAAACCCCGAATTAATTCATCATTTGAAGGATACCAAGATAGATTAAAAGACACAACAATATACAATACTGACTACAAACAGATTATCAAAAAATATGATAAACCTAATACATTCTTTTTCTTAGACCCACCCGCCAGAGAATCATCAGGTACATATAGGTATAGTGCTATTAACTTGACAGACCTCTTAGAAATATTAAAAAAGATTAAAGGTAAGTTCTTACTGTCTATTGCAGATATTGATGTGAAGAAATCTGTATTCAGACCATTCAATGTGTTTACAGTCCCCACAAAATATGTAGGAGAAAAATCAAGAGGTGGTCAAACATTCAAAGTAAAAGAATACATTATTACAAACTACAAACCAATGATGCAGGGTGGTGCAGGAGAACCAATTGATATGACATTATATGATGCTCATAACAGTTATATACAAACTAGTCACCCAGGAGAAACATTTAAAGAATTTGTAAAAGATAATAATTTAAATTTAATTAAAGCAGACAACAATGAAATGTATATAAAAGATTTTATTCAAATGCTTAGAGAAATTCAATTTACTGAGATGACATATGAATTATTTTTAGAACAGCCAATAGTGCGTGCAGAAATTAGAAGAGCTGCAAGAGATTGGGGATATACATTTTATGATTATGAAGGTGGTTATGGATGCGGTGGTTGTATGGGAGTATGCGGTGGAGCTGTATCAGACTTCCAAAAGAAACTAAATGATATGGGACTTAAACCATTAGTGTATTTAAAGAAAGCAAAACAAATGGCAGAGAATAATGGCTATGACCCATCAAAAGTAATGTTCTGTAATACAGGCAAAAACAAACTTATGTATGAAAGCCCTGATGGATATATACATTTTGGAAACCCAGATTATCCTGATTATATTATATATTCATTTCTAGAACATATAAAAGAGGTAGATGAAGGTTATGCAGATAAACGAAGAGACTTATATAGGAAAAGAGCAACCAATATAAAAGGAGATTGGAAGAAGAATAAGTATTCAGCTAATAACTTAGCAATTAATATTCTTTGGTAAATAAAATAATTATAAATATATTCTATGTATATATATATAATTATGCCAAATTCGTGGGACAATGTTGACTGGAATCAGAATTTAAAACCAGGTAGAACACCAAATTTTGACCAAATGAAAAATTTAGTAAAAAAATATGAGGATGAATCAGAAGCATTGATTAAAAATCCTGAAACAACTATTGCTGAACTACGAAGACAGATGGACAAAATAAATACAGAAGTAAGAACTGATGAAAATAACCCATATATAGCAAAAAATAGTCCAACTGCAAATACTAATAAAGAATGGGACCAATGGAGAAAATATGTTTATAGTTTTCAAAAAAAAACAAATGGTAAATTTATTCGTGATTTATTAGATGAGGCTATTAATCAGAAAAAATCTGCAACTAGTACACAATTAAGTAAAAATCCTCTTTTAAAACAAGATGCACTATACTTACCAGATGGTAATACAGATGTAAGAAATCAAATTAATAGATTTTTAGATAGTAATGTTGATAAATCAGCATGGATGTATAAACTTGTAGATTTTGTAAATGAACTTGATAAAGTACATCAAAAATTTCTTAGTGAAAATCCTAATGCGAATAATGGATATAATTGGCAAGCAATAGATAATTATGATGAAACTGATTATGACTCATTTATGAATGTAATATTTGCTTACCAATGGGACCAAAAAAATATAGAATGGTTAGGAGGTCCATCTTTAAAAACTGCTTTTACAAATCAATTTGGTACTGATAGTTTTAAAAGATATTTTATTAAAGATGGCGACCCTCCTACTATAGATTCGGAAGTAGTATCATTTACTTCAAATATGCCATGGCTTCTTCAACCATGGATAAGAAAAACATTAAAAACACCTGAGATGAGAAAAATATTTTTTGCTAGTAGTGTATCGAATACACAAGCATTAACAAGTATTAATTATGGGGACCAACAACAAATAAATACAGGAAAAGCAAAAGAACAAGAAGTAGTAAATGCAGCGTATAATGCTGATTTAAACACAATTAAAGCAAAAATAGCTAAAGAAAAAGAAGCTTTTGATAAAGAAATAAATGATGTAAAATATGCTAAAGAAGAAGAAGAATTAAGAAAAGAATATGATACTTTAAAAATAGCACTTGCAAAAAAATTAGAAGGTGAACCTGATAAAAGACAAGAAGAAGCAGATAAAGAAATAGCAGAAAAAGAACAAGAAGAAGAAGAAAAAACTGCAAAACAACATGAAGAAGATATTAAATTTGTTGAAGATTTAGCAGTAAAAGCTATTCAAGATTTTAAAGATAAAACAGCAGAAGAAACTAGAACAAGATGTAGTAAAACAACTGCAAAACAAGGAGCAAAAACAAGTATTAATAGGATTCAAGAAGAAGTTAATGATGAATATGATGATGATGATGATGACGATGAAGATGACGAAGATGATGATGATGATGATATGACTGGAGGTAATATTGCAAATATTATGTATAAAATAAATAAAAGATATGTAATGAATTCACCAATACAATCTGCTCATAAAACTTCTGGAAATGCATCAAAAAGAGTGATGGTTCAAAAGTTATATGGAGGTAGAGTAAGACCAGTTAGAACAGGATTAGCTGGTTTAGCAATTGAAGTTGCTGAATTAATATGGGATTTATGGGGAGACCAAATTAAAAATTTCTTTCTTAATGCTGGTACTAATGGTAGTATTGGTAGTAAGATAGTACAGGGAACTAAGACTCAAGCACAAAAAGATGCTGAACAAAAAAATAAAGAAGCAGTAGAAGCATATAATGAATATCTTAAAAAACAAATTATTATAAATAGAGTTATAGCATTATATAAAGTAGCAATGATTGAAGATGCAGATGAAAGACTTGACCAACAAGAAGATATTTTAGATGATGAATTTGATAATTATAAAGATGCAATAGAAGATGAATTAGATGCATATTTAGATGAACTTCAAGATGAATTAGAAGAAGAATTAGACAGATTAGAAGAAGAAAATGACACAAAAATTGATAGAATAGAAGATGAAACTAAAGCAAAAATATCTGAAATTGAAAAGGAAGCAGAAAGAAAAAGAGAAGAAGACAAAGCAGTATTAATAGCTAAAAAGAACCAAGAACTTGCACAACAAAATTCATTTATAACAATTCCACAAACACCTAAGACTGTTTCTATGACAATAGCTAAACAAGACCAAACTAGACATGATGCTACACAAGTAGCAAAAGCAAAAGAAGAACTAAGAGATGAAGGCAATGTACCAGTTGAAGGTAAAGGTAAAAAGATTAACAAGAGAGCAGAAATTGTTAAAAAAATAATGAAGAAAAAAGGATTAAATATGATTGAAGCATCTAAATATGTAAAATCCCACAATCTTTATTAATATAAAAAAATTATTATTTTCTAATTAAAGATATATAATGAGTACTTTCAGACAAGAACAAATTCAAGAACTATTAAACTATGAACGCTCTATGAATAGAATTGTGTTAGATAGAGAAATAGCTCAAGTCTCAGGATTCAATGATGAAAGAAGCCCTCCGTCAAATAGAGATATTAAATTTGAAGGTCTTTTAGGTAATTTAGTTGATGCTTTAAAAGCAAAATTAGCTGAAGCTCTTACTAGTATTGCCTCTGAACAAAACCCAAAAATGGATGCATTGAAAGCAACTACACTTCTAGATTTAGATGATGGTGCACATGGAATGAAAACAAGATATGCAAATTATGCAACTAAAAAGACAACAAAAGAACTCCAAGAACAATATGAACAAAATTATACTAATACAGATGCACCTGCAAACGATGAAGCAGAAGAAGAAGAAGCCAAAGAAGAAGAAGAAAAAAAAGAAGATAAAGGTGAAGAAGATAATACAGCCCAAGTAAATGCTGACCAAATGCCTGACCAAAATCTTATTGATGAAAAAAACATGTATGATATACAAGGAAGACAAGAATTAGGAGATGAAGAAGATGAAGAAGAAGATAATCAGAGACCTGTACCATCTGAACTTTCTAATATGGTAAATTCAATGGCTACAGAAGGTAAAATAAATGGTAGAGATAATCAGAGACCTGTATCATCTGAACTTTCTACTATGTTAAATTTAATGGGTACACAAGGCAAAATAAATGGTAGAGGTAGACACGCTCCTAAAAGAAGAAGATTTTTTGGTGGAGATGAAAATGAAAAACAAACAGATAGAACTGGTGCTGAAAAAGAAAAATCAAAAACTCAACATGTAAAAGCAACAGAAAATGTATTATATGATTGTATTACACAATACAATGGAATTGTTGATAAACTAAATCAAGTGACTATGCCTGATGGAAGATTTGCATCAAGAAGAACTGCATCTCAACAAAGTATTTCATATTATGCTGATGTGTTCAAAGGATTATTAGAACCTGTAAAACATTTAATATTTGAATTAATCCAAGTCCGTAATCCTCAATTAGCAACAACATTAAATATGATGACTCAAATGAAAGAACTGATTGAAATATCACCTCCTTTCCAAAAGATTAATATTAATGCTTATAAAAATGGTATGCCAGACTTCCAAGGATTAAATGGAGAAGTATCTATTGATGTAAATGGATATCTTGATGACTTGAAAGAATATATGGGTAATATTATAAAAATGAAAAATCAAGTAGACCACCAATTGCATGCTGTATTATTTAATATTAGAGACCCTTCTATTAAAAGTTCTGTAATGGAATCATTACAAAGAAAAAATGAACACTACCAAGATACTATTAAAAAAATAGAAGAAGAATTAAGAGTAGTAAAATTAAGAAAAAAAGTAACAGATGAACTACAAGTAAACACACAATTAATAAAAGATGCTCAATCATTATTTAATAACTTACAAGAGTTCTTATCAGCACCTCCTCCATTAGAACAAGAAATTATTGATATAGATAATAAAAATTTAGTAATACCAGGTAAACAACAAGAATATAATCATTTATTAAAAACACAACTAAGAATAGCTGAAGATGACCTCAAAAAATTAGAAGAGTATAGAAGAGGATATGAAGAAGAAGCTGCCGAAAATGATGAAGTATTTGAAGATAAAGAATTGAATAGTGAAATAAATAAGAGAACTCAACAAAGAAATAAATTACTCCAACAATACAGTAAATACATCGCATATGTACCTCAAAATGACGAAATAGTTCCTTATCACGAAAGAGAAGAAAATGATTTAGGACAACCTCTAAGTAATGAAAATAAAGTAAGAAGACAGAAAACTCCTTACCAAATCAGAGGTGAAATTCTTGCAAAAGTACCAATAAGAAGTGTAGAATCAGGAAATGTTGAAGAAGGAGATTATAATCCTCCAGGTTTATCACAAATAGCTAAGAGACAAGGAATAAAACAAAGTGGTAAAAAACATCCAGGTGCTCATACTAAATTAGAAATAGCTGCTGATATTCAGAATAAATTAGGTTTTGGTATGAATAGTAAAGGTGGTAGTGGTGGACTTGCTGACTTATTATCAACCAAAGCTCAACCTCAATACTGGCATCACAGACAATTATCTGATATGGATGCTATCCGTAAACAAACTATCGCTGATAATAAAAGATGGCAAGAATTTAGTAATCCTCCTCACACAAATCCTGTTGGAAGCTTGTATCCATTTGATAAGAAAACAGCAGCTGAGTTATATTCTTTCCCTCTCAAATTGAAACACGACTTAGCTCAACTAAAACCTGATGATACTCAAAAGAGTGCAAGAGGAGCTGATATTAGTTTATTACAAGGACCTCTTAAACCTACTGTCCAAGAAAAAATTCCTCGTGGAAGAAAAGCAAAAGTAACTAGTAGAACTGCTAAAGAAGCAACAAATAATATATTACAAGGTAAAGGTATGGATTGCTCTGGTAGACCTATGGGTGGAAGGCGTGCACAACCTAAAACTAAACCATCCGAAAGAAAACCATCAGAACAAAATAATGGTTACGGACCCAATGATGTTGTAGAAAGTTCGATGGAAAATATGGCTCATAAACCTACAGAATCTGATTTTAAAGCAGCTGGTAGAAAGTCTAAAGCTCTTCATAAACTAAAATTTGATGATGAAGACAACGAAATGTTTGACAATGAAGATGAGATGGCACACGAAGGTATGATACCAGAAGAAGAACCAGAACAAGAAGACCGATTCAGAAATAGGAAGTTAGGACCTGTTAAGAAAAAATCAGTTAAAAAATAATATTATAAAATATTTTATTTCCTAGAATATTTTATATATGTCTTTCAATTTAGAACAGAAAGGTAAGATTCTTGCAAGAATTGATGGTGGTAAATTCAATGGAAAATCAGTATCAATTACCGATAAAGAAAGTGATGAAGTCTCAAAGAACTTTTCAAATATTCGTATCCCTGACGATGGAAAATTCCAACAGATACCAGACCCAGAAATTGAACGCCAAATCATTTATATATTTGGTCCATCAGGTTCAGGTAAATCATATTATTCCAAACTGTATATTAAACAATGGAAGAAGATGAAAAAAAGTGATAAAGTATATTTATTTAGTTCTCTTGAAGATGATGAAAGTTTAGATGATATAAAACCAAAAAGAATTGTTATTGATAAAAAACTTGTTGATGACCCCCTTGATACTGAGATGTTTAAAGATAGTATGGTTATCTTTGATGATATAGATGTTATAAGAGATAAAGATATAAAAGAAGCAGTCTATGATATTCTAAATGGTATTCTAGAAATTGGTCGCCATTTCAATATTGATTGTATATTGACAAATCACTTACCATCAAACGGTAAAGATACTAGACGCATTCTAAATGAATGTCATTCCATCACATATTTCCCTCACGCTGGTGCAGGTCGTCAACAAAGATACTTCTTAGAAAACTATGCAGGGTTAGATGTTAAAGAAATGAAAAAGATTAAGAAGATGAACACAAGATGGGCAACAATATTTAAAACTTATCCAATGTGTGTAATGACAGAAAAAGACTTATTTACTTTTGATGACTTAGGAGATTTATAAAGTGACTACAATAGCCTTAGGTTTCTTGATGTAATCCTTTTGCATACCAGAACTATGAGCCATTTCTTTTGCATCCTTCTCAGCTTGTTCAAGTGTATCACCATATTTATCTGTCAAGAAGATATGACGAAGCATAGAACTTCCAATAGCTTTATTAAATATTTTATTTAATATTCTAGTAATACTATTAACCTTATCTAAAGGCTTTCCATCTGGATATACTAAAAAGTTAGTAATATCTTTTACTACTACATCTTTCTTTTCTATTCTAAGTGATTTATGATGTATGAAATATTTCATCAGTGATTTCCATAATTCATCACTGATTTTGATTATCTGAGTTCCATATTTATTACTTGTCTTGTAGTTATTAAATACAAAAGACTTCTTATTAAAATCTAGATAATTGAATTGTTTTGCATCTGATGGTTCATACATATTTACCAATTGCATTATTTGATAATCCTTATTCCTTCTAGGAGCTTGATGAATATACAATGAGAGAATAGTATATCCTAAAAGAGTATTGTATTGATTATCAGTAATTGTTTTATTCTTGTAGAAACTATCAACATCCTTTTCAACCTCTTCGTATTTCTTTTTCACATCAGTCCATGACATCCAATTCTTTTCTTGGGTTGCTGTTAAATCATTAGGATTTACATCTTTATTAATCTCTTCATTTTTCTTCATCATCAAATCATAATATTTATCGTGAAGTTTTTTTACAAGAGGTTTAGACGATAATGAAAGAGCAGACACAACACTGATTAAATAGTTTCTTTTAGTATTCTCTTTATATCCAGCTAATCTAGTTTGTATATCATCTACATTCTTTAAGAAGTTGAAGTTATTAAATGCTTCGTCTTTATTTAACTTACGGAGATTTCTAAGATAGGCTTGGATGGATGAATCAGATAATTTTTTCTTGTCTTTCATATCTTTAGTAAGAGTTTCAATGAAACTAACTTTACTCATATAAATAAATCTAGATATTTATTACTATAATAAATCTTTGTATTTTTTCCTTGTGTTTCTAAGAATATCTTTTATTACTTTATCAGATTTATCATCTATTTTTTCTGGTTTATATTCAAATGTTTTTGAAGTTATATTATATATTTTATGAGATACATCATCAGGTATTACATATATATTATTTACTTTTCCTAGAGTGTATTTAACATTCAGTTGACCCCAACAATAAGAGCATACTTTACATTCTATTTCTTTATTTTTATTTTTTAAAATTACATCGTGATATACTTTATCATCATATAATTTACCATCTAGCTGGCACAGGTACATATATTAGTATTAGATTTAATATAGTCCATTTGCCTTTACATATTTAGAAGCATCAATCATACTCATACCTTTACCTTTCATAACTGATTTTACAATATCAGCTCTACTCTTACCACCTTTACCAACTTTAATTTTAGAAGGTAGTTTAGCTCCTATAGGAGGTTCTACTAATTTACTACCTTTACCTATTACAGGCATTGCTATTTGGGGAGCAATTGCTTGTACAACAGGCATTTTAAGGTCTGGTTTTGGTTTAGGTTTAGCTAGAACTTTAGGTACAGTAGAAGGAGGGATTCTGGATGAACCATATCCAATTCTAGAATTCATTTGAGCTTGTACTTTAGGAACTGTTTGGTGGTGAGAAGTTGCATTTATAGTTTCTTTGAAATAACCACCAAAATAGGATGCAGTCTTTTTAATAGGTTTTAATTCTGGTTGAGGTGCAACTGTAGAATCACCAATTTCATTCAATGCATCTAAACAAGTAGTATCCTTATTCTTATTACCTTTATCTCTTTCACTGACCTTTACTTTTAATGATTCAGTAATATTCTTACCAGGTGCAGTAGAGATAGCTCCTTGAGATAAGGATAAGAATTTCTGAATTTCATCATCATCATAACCTTGGTCTTTCAAGCATTGAATAATATCTTCAATGTCAGCATCTTCAGGTAAGTCATCACATAACTCATCACCATACATATCAAAGAAGTCATCTTCAGGAGTTTCAGAATACATTTTAAATCCATTGATAGTTTGAACAAGAGCTAATCCTAAGTCTAGAGCTTTATTTGCAGTAGTTAACCAAGTGGGACCTCCATTTGGCATTGTAGGAGCACCTTTTGGTGCTTTAGCGTCAACTTTAGGTTCTTCTTTCTTTCCATCCTTCTTTCCATCTTTAGCATCTTTACCTTCCTTCTTTCCATCTTTAGCATCTTTACCTTCCTTCTTTCCTTCTTTTTTACCTTTCTTTCCATCTTTAGAAGGAGGAGCGGATGGTTCTTCTTCACCTTTCTTTCCATTTTTCTTAGCATTTTTAGCCTCTTTATCTGCATTCTTTTTAGCTTCTCTATCTGCCTTCTTTTTAGCATCCTTTTCAGCCTTCTTCTTATCTTTATCTGTTTGTCTTTCTTTATCTTTCTCTTCTTTCTTTTTATCTTTCTTAGCCTTCTTATCTGCATCTTTTTTTGCTTTATCTGCTGCTTTTTCTTCAGGAGTTTTATCTTTTTTGTCTGGTTTACCACCTTTATCACCTTTTTTTTTACCTTTTACTCCAGATTTACCATAACCATGCATACCAGATTCTTGTTGTTGACTAGGACCTGATTTATTACCACTAGGTCCTTGACCAGGACCTGCTTTATGTGTTCCTGAAAATCCTTCTGGATTTTTTGCTTGTGTTGCATCTCTCATTTTTGGAGTTTCATTAGGTAAAGCTCCTTCTGCTCCTTCTGGTGCTTCTTCTTCTTGAGGGTCAAATACACCATTGCAATATCCAGCAGAATAGTTTTGCATACCTTTAATTGTTTCACTATTATCTCTATTTAACATATTATCATCATAATCATAATCTGATTCGCTAGAAGCTCCTGCTCCTTCTTGTCCTTCTTCTTCTTCTTCTGATTCAGAATTACCAGTACCTTCTTCTTCTTCAGATTCAGAATCATTACCTGCACCAGTATATCCGTGACCTCTTCTACCATTACCTAAATCTCTTACATAAGCTTCTTCACCAGCTTTATACATCATACCACTCATAGGCATATCAGGTCTACCAAGACTAGAATAAGATGATTTTACATTACCAATATTTCTTACAGGTTGTGCACCAAAGTGAGGATTAAAATAAACATATCTTCTATCAAATTTTTGAACAGGTCCTAAGATAGCACCACCTTTACCAACTTGTTCTCCACCTGGAGCAGGTGCAGCAGGTGGAGGAGGTGAAGATTCAGCAGGAACAGATAAAGGGTCATTATTAACATCTCTTCTAAAACCTACAGGTGCACCTAATGATGAAAAAGAAGAAACCAATTTTCTTGTATCTCTTTTTACTTTAGGTCCACCTAATACAGTTCCAGCTTGAATACCAAGAATAGCACCACCTCTACCGACTACATTTTCTCCATCAGATGAAGAATTATAACCATCACTAGATGAATCATCTCCAGAATGGAAAGTTGCAGAACCTGCACCAGCACCAGAACAACTATTACAACCACCAGTCATATCAGCACGGTAATCAATAGTTCCTTGGCCAGTGCTACTGCAATGCATTACATATTTACGATTGTAATAATCAATATCCCGAGATATCATACGATTATATTCATTATCATACGGCATTATATAAATATGATTAGATATTATTATATTAATAATATTTATTCATTTTGTCACAAAATTGTTAATATTTTTTACTTATTTTAAATACTTTTCAAGAGCACCGTGTGCCATCTTGGTTCCAGTTTTCAATAATTTTTTACCGTGCTTGTGTAAAGCTTTCTTTCCCATTTCCAAACCTTTGTTAGCAATACCAGATAAGCCAGACTTTACTGCACCGAAGAAGTCAAATCCACCTACCATTCTTCCTACATCATCATGGGTATAGTGGTCTTGTTGAGAAGCTTCGAGCACATCTTGTTTAGTTAAGATACCAGTGTAGGTAGAAGAGGTACCTCTTTCATTTACAAACACACCAGAGTTCATGGTAATCATAATAATTTGGTATCCGCTGCTAGTTGTAAGGTCCTCAAGAGTATTATTATAGATTTCATTTAGAGTCACTTGCAAATTAAAATTTCCGAGAGAGCCAGCTGCATAAAAATCTTCAGTTAATTGAATATCTCTTCCAAATTCCAATACTAAGTAAGAACCAACAGTTCCAATAATATTATATTGTGCATTAGGGTCTGCAGAAGGAACAACAGAAGCACCAAAACCTTTATAATCAGTCCAGGTACTAGTTAAACCATTATTACGAGACATTTCCCATAATTGGTAAGGTGATGCAGAAGCGAGGATACCAGAGTTATTGTTAAAGTTAATACTAATTGAACCAAGAGGTAAAGCTACATCAGGTTGAGTAGTAGCATTACCATTAGTGGGAGTGCGTCTTACATAAATGATTAGCTTATCTGGAATTTGGTTAAGCTGCAATGTATTCAAAACTTGAGAACCAGAGTTCAAAGGCAATTGAAGACCATTTAAAAAATTACCACTAGCATCATAAGCTTTATTAGCTATTGTTTGAGCAGGACCATTAGTAATATACCTAGGTAATTCGTAAAAGGGTACGATATTACGAGCTGGCATTAAATCTGAGGGGTGAGGGGTCAAAAACATGAAAAGCAATCTAGATGAAGGAGTAGTACCACCATTACCACCAGAGGTAGAAACAGTATTTGCTGTAATAACCACATTACCTCTTGCAACACGATTAGGTAAGCCACCTTTATTTAGAACTATATTCATGTTCTGTACCCCGTAAAAACCTTGAGAGTTGGCTTTCAAATTAGAAAAGATGAAAGGACTAATTAAGAGAGGTTCATATAATTCAAACACCCAAGCAGTTTGTGATACACCAACATTAGCATTTTGAGTAGGTGCATAACAACCTCTATGAGGTACTCTGTTATCAGTGCATCCCCATAAAGAATTTAAAGGACTATTTAAATTATTAAAGTGTGTTGAGTCATTGTACCAAGCTTGAGTATCTGCAAAAGTAGGGGTACCACTGTTAAATGCTTGTAAGTCATCACAACAGAGTAAACGGATAATTGCAGGTAATGCATCATTAATGTTACATGATACAGTGTTATTGTTAATAGTTACACTCATATTAGTGAGCAATTGATGGAGAGGAAAAGAAGCCAACGACCAAGTCACACCATAAATTTGGTCACCAGATTCTGCACTAGTTGTAAATTGTAATGTGGATTTCCAAATGACTCTTCTGTCAATAATGGTCTGTTCTGATGGAACTTGAATGTTCCAAATTACTTGACTGTCAGATTCAGAGATAGCAGGAAAAGGAGAAGCAGTTACATTTTGACCACCCTTTACAACTGCATATTTAATAGAGTCTACGACATCTAAACGAGGGTCTTTAACCAAAACTTTTTCAAAGTCTGCGGACATAATATATACATTAATTTAGATAATAATATTTTAAAAAATTTTACTAGATTTTTAAAAGATTAATAATTAAAGTCTTTCTTTATAAACAATAATTTCATAACCAATGTAGAACCAATATCTAGATTTACAGGGTTAAGATTACCAAATGTATCTTTCCAAAACACTTGAAATTGTAACTCACCTGTTTCAACAATACCTAGTAAATTTGTTAATGTATATTCAGCTAAAGGCTCATAATAAATACCAGGGTCAATTCTCTGTCTAATAGGTATTTCAAATAAGACATTAGATATACTTGCATTATTTACTGGAGGATTTGGATTGAATCCAAATACATAGGGTAAAGCTTCTAAAGTATTTATTACATTAATATTTTTAGCTATAAATACAATAGACACAACAGGATTCCAAGTTTCCAACGAGGAGAAGTTCTGTTCCATTTGAACAGCATTATAAGAGGCAACCAAAGGAGCATTAGTTAATGATGTATATTGTGAAAAAGCATTAGTGTATCCAGGATTTAGATTTGAATATAACCTATAAAGATTTTGATAATTACCAATATTATCAACTGGAGTAGATTCAAATGTATATGGTAATCCATCAAACAAACTATATAAGGCTTCATTAAAATATACAAAATTACCTGTACCATCACTAAAGTTATTAAAGTTTGTATTATAACTAAATCTTTTTGTAATAGGGTCGTAAGAAAAATATGGTGGTTTAACATTCTGTCCACCTCCATTATTAATAGTATCACAAGCAGTACTAATTGCCTTATTTAATAAATTTAAAAAATGGGTATAAGAAAAGTTATAAAAATAAGGGTCATTATAGTTGTCATTTGTAATAGGACTTGATGGTACAGGTAATGTAGCATCTTCAGATTGCCATATAACATTAAACTTTACAGGGAATGGTCCACTGTCTTGTTGTTTACCTCTAACAATACCACTAAATATAGTTGGAAATCCATTACTATAAGAACTTCCTATTTGAGGTTGAACTACTTGTAGAGGGAATGATGTAGAATCTAAACTTAAATAGGTGACTGTTACATTATAATCTTCTGGTCTATCTAAATAAAAGTTTTCTCTATTTTGTGAAAAAGTTAATGGAACAGTAGGACCAAAATGATTAGTTATTATCAAGTCGTAATAAATATTACATACATCTGAATTGTTATTGATAAGTTGAAATCGTTCCTTTGCTTTTTCCTGTCTTTGAATAGTTGCTTTAAGATGTCTAAAACTCATATATTATATATTAGATATTATTTTACTTTGTGGCATAATATGTTTTCTTTCTAAACATTATTTTAATATATGCTGTACCACCTACTTCTAATAATAATGGATGTAACAATCCAAATTTATCCTTCCAAGATACATTTATATATATAGAATTCAATGCTCCTTCACCATAAAGTTCAGCAAGCCTAAACTCTGCTTTTGGAAGATATGAAATATTAGGTTTATATTCTGTTCCAGTTAATAAAGGACTTGCAAAATCAGTCAATACATAATACGAATCAGCATTAGTTCCTACATTTTCTAAGTTATTAGGACCATATGCAACAGGCTTAGCAATCAGTTCAGGTACAATTGTTAATTGTTGTGTTTGAAACACAATTGAATCAACAGGATTCCAGAATGGAAAAGGAGAATATTCACAATCATTAAAAATAGCATTATATGGATTAGAAGGAGGAACAGTAGATAAATTTTGGTATACTGGTTTTACATTGGAATTATCAAGATATGCATAAAAAAATATTTGATAATTGGCTGCTGGTTTATTCACAATATATACCTTCTTAGCATTCAATGATGAAAATAAGTTAAACAATATTGTATTAAAATATAATGTAAAGGTAGGTGTGGGTATAACTGGAGATGTAGATGCACTTTCGAATTCAGCTTTATTAGCAACTAAAGACACTTGACCATTTACTAATTGTAAAAAAGGAGCTTTAACTGAACCACCTGCAGTACTATATGCAGTAGCAATAGCAGTATTAACTAAATTTAAAAAATGATTGAATGTATATGAATAATAATATTCGTAGTTATCATAATTATCAGGAACAGGTACAGGTGGTGAAACTGTTGTACTATCTTCAGGTACCCATATAACAGTTGTTGGGTCAGGAAGTGTTGAAGAACCACTTTGAATAGTCACAGCATAAGGAGTAGCTTGTTTATCAGTACTACCTGGTACAGCATCACAAATAAATACAGGTACAGCTTGAGTATCAACTTCAAAAGCAATAACAGACATATAATAATCATTAGCTGGGTTTATATAAGGATTTGACCTTGTCTCTTGAAAAGTTATTGGAATAGCTGGAGCACTAATACCAGTTGCAACATTATTATTCTTGATTAGAATATTATAATATGTTTCATTTGCACCAGGAGGTAGACCTCCAACATCGTTTCTGTAGTTTGACATATACTAATGAATAGAAAAAAATAATATTAAATGTTATTTTTTTATATTTTATCCGAGCTAAAACTTTTCTTTCTAAACAATATTTTCATAGTTGCTGATGCACCAAGGGCTAATGTAAAAGGAACTAGATTACCAAAACAATCTTTCCAAAATGCATCAAAGTTTAATCCATATACAGGGTTATCTGAATACAAATCCATCAATCTATATTCAGCTGTAGGTTCATAATATATATATGGTTTATATTCTGTTCCATTAGTTAATGGTACTGAATATTCTATTAATACAGGTAAAATATCTGTATTCTGTTTTCCAGCATTTATATTAGAACCGTTCTGGTACACAACAGGTGTAGCTATCATATCAGAAACAACATTGATTAAACTACCTCTGAATACAATTGATTTAACAGGAGTCCATAATGATAGAGTATTATATTCTTGAGAGACATTAATATAATTTACACCACCAATTGTAATTACATTATTAATATATGGTTGTGTTGTTGCATATGGAATATCTGTACCTGTTGTAAATAATATCTGATAATCTAAACCACCTGCAATAGCAGCATATATTGATGGTAGAGATGCAAATAAATTATATAAGGCTGCATTCATATAAAATTTTGCTTGTGTTACACCAACAGCTCCTAATGATGCACCTGTTGATGATGTTCTATATTTATCAGCTTTTCCTTGAACTGAAAATAGATGTGTTTCAGGATTATAACTCATGATAGGGTGATTTACGACACCTGTTGAATGTAATGTATCATTAATACATTTTATAAACCATTGATAAGAATAACAATAAAAATAAGGATTATTAAGATTATTTTGTGTAATAGGTGTAGGTGGAAGAGGAGTTGTATTTGTATTTGTATCTTGTGGTTGCCATACGACAGATTTAGTAATAGTTGTTCCTCCATTTATTATTGTAACTGTGTAAATAGTATCAGTAACATTATTACTACCTAATACTGGTTGAGGTATAAAAACAGGTAAGCTAGGACTTTCAATAGTAAATCTCTGAACAGACAAAAAATATTGAGATGGGTCATATAGGTATGGTTGAGCTCTGTATTGTGTAAATGTTAATGGTACTACAGTATTAGCTGTGTCCAATTGGACTGAAGATGAATTAACAGTGGGGTAATCATTGGAGACATTAATATTATAATAAATATGGTCTGAATCCATAGCACCACCAATTCTCTGACTATCGTTAGACATATATATATATAATAGAAAATAAAAAAAATCTATTATATATTATTATTTTTAAATACATAATCAATAAAATGGTTACCATGATTATCAAACATCTCTTCCAATTTAAAACCTAAATTTACAATATAAGGTCCGACGATATGAGCCATAGATGCTTCTTTAAAAAATTCAAAATTCTGTAATCTTACAACTAGATAAGTACACTTCTTAATAGTTTCAATACCACCTTTAATAATGTCCATTTCAGAACCATTACAATTAATCTTAATTATATCAGGATACCTTAGACCCTTATCTAATACAAGTGTGTCTAACTTAGTAGTGTTTAATAATTTAAAATCATCTTTTACAACAGTAGATTTATAATAAGAACATACTTCAAAATTATTAATATTAATAGGATTATTATAAAATTTAACTTCCTTATTATCTTCATCACTAAGACATACTATATGATAATCTTCTCCAGTATATTTTGGTTCAAACACATCATTAGCTTCAAACAGTATAACTTTAGTATCAGGATATAACAGATGAAAAAATTTTGCATATGAACCTAATGATGCACCTATATCATATATAACAAGTGGTTCAAACTTTTGGATGTGTTTTAGATAACTAAAATATCTTCTAGGTAATTGTTCAATAGGCTTTTCAGTCATGAGAGTATCAAGTAAATCTTCCATATATATAAATCTAGATATTTTTTACAGTAAAAAATTCTAATTCTAATATATATGGATAATAATATATTAGGAATAGTTGCTATTGTTATTTCGGGTCTTACTGCAATTGTAGGTGCGGTGAATCACACAAAGATTCGCAGCGCTTGTTGTGGAAGAAAAATAGAAGCAAGTATAGACATAGAGAAGACAGGACCACCTACACCTCCTCAGGAAGTATCTCGTTCAATTTAACAATAAGCAATTCAGAACAATCATCACATAGTTTTACCTTAGGTGATTTTGGTTTAGGGACTTTAATCTTAATAGGTTTTTCAGCTTGTTTTTTTCTAGTTTCTTTAATTACTTCTACAATTTTTTTAGATATATCTAAGAATTCAGGCATTGTAGGGTCTGTTTGAGCTAATCTAGTTAGTAAATCTTTAATATTTACTTTCATATATATTAGTATAGATTTTTATTAGTAAAAAATCTATAGTAATTTATATAATGGATATTTTTCTTGAAAAAATTGTCTATGTCAATAAAAAAAAATCGTACACACAAAAAGAATTTGATGTGAAAGAATACAAAGCAACTTACTATATTAAAAATCTTGATAAATACACAACAAGAAATAAATTATATAGAGAAAAACAAAAAGCAATCAAAGCTGGAACAAATGTAGAACC